CTAACATGCAGCAGATACTAGAACAACAGAAGCTATTACTAGACTTACGTAGTCAGGTAGATAAAGCTACAACTATAACAGATGGATTAGGTAATACTCTAGATACTCTACAAATTGAAGTAGATGATATTTGGAAAGCCTATGATGAATTAGCGGATAACCCTTTATAATGGCTATAGAATACAGAGGTGAAAAGTTTGAAGGTTACAACAAACCTAAGAGAACACCTAAGCACCCTACTAAATCTCACGTAGTGTTAGCTAAAGAAGGCGATACTATTAAGATGATTCGCTTTGGTGAGCAGGGCGCATCCACAGCAGGAAAACCTAAGGCTGGTGAATCTGATAAGATGAAAAAGAAACGTGCAAGCTTTAAGGCTAGACACGCTAAGAATATTAAAAGAGGTAAGCTATCAGCGGCTTACTGGGCAAATAAGGTGAAGTGGTAATGGCAGCACCCAAGCCAACAAATATGAAGTTATATAACCAGAAGAAAGCTCTGGCTAAGAAGAAGTTTAAAGTATGGCCCAGCGCTTATGCATCTGCTTGGCTTACTAAGGAGTATAAAAAAGCTGGGGGTAAATATAGTGGCACGACGAAAAACAAAGTCACGTAGTCAACACGTTCTTGTAGGTCGTAGAGGATTTGCTAAAGGCGGTTTAGGTAAATGGTTCGGAGAGGAATGGACAGATGTTAAAACAGGTAAAGAATGCGGTAGGTCGGGTACTTCAGAAAGTGGCAGACCTTATCCTGCGTGTCGTCCCAAAAAAGTGGCGAGCAAAATAAGTAAGAAGGAAGCGGCTAAGAAGACAGGACCTGCTAAGGTTAAGTGGTCTACTACTGCTTCTGGTAGAAAAAGGACAACGTAATGGCTAAGGGTGTTCCACATTATTTCAGAGATGGTACTGAACATAAAGGCGGTATGCATAAGATGCCTAATGGTCAGATGCATTCTGGCAAAACACACGGTAAAAATAGTAAAAGATTGTTTCACCTAAATGAGTTGAGTGCAACAGCAAAGAAAAAAGTAATGGCTAAAAGGAAAAAGGCATGATGAACAAAGGTATGAAGGCTCTAAAGAAAGAAGCACCTGCAGTAGCTAAGAAGATGGGTTACAACTACGGTGGCATGACTAAGAAGCCTATGAAGATGAATAAAGGTGGTATGTGTGGTGCATCTAATCCAGCGGCTAAGCCTATGAAAAAGGGATAGACTTATGAAGGTTTATGAAAAATATAAATCTGCTCTATCAAAACATGGCTATACAGTAGATGTAGATGGTTGTGTCTGGGACGAGCGAGGCAATCAAGCTGCTATAGAAGATAGGTTTGGAAATGCTTTCTGTAGTGACCCTAACGTAACGGATATTTGTAAGGCAGCACAAGTCATTATGGATAAGCCTAAACCGAAACCCAAACCTAAAAAGAAGATTGACGAAGAGGGTTAACGGGTATGCGTAAACAGTGGTACTAAGTTACCACTAAATAAGTATAACTATCTCCGCACACCAATATAGGAGATAGTGATGCTAAACTTTTTAGAACGTAGCTTTAAGGCTATACAAAGAACACAACAATCAAGAGCAGATCTTTGGTTACTTAACAATATGAGTAACAGAGAATTACGCGACATCGGTATTAGTCGCGGAGAGATAAGAGAGCATATAAATGGCAAGAAATCTAACCGAAAAACAAATCAAGTTTCTTGAAGTACTATTCGACGAAGCTAATGGTGATGCTGTTACAGCTAAAAGGTTGGCAGGTTACGGGGACAACAGCAGCACTACAGCTATTGTTGAATCCCTAAAGGATGAGATAGGCGAGAAGACTCGTACCTATTTTGCTCGTTCTGCTCCTAGAGCTGCGGTTGCTATGGTAGGTGCTCTTTCTGATCCTACTGAGCTAGGCATAAAAGAAAAAATGGTTGCAGCAAAAGACTTGCTAGACCGCGCTGGACTTGGTAAAGTAGATAAAGTGGATGTCACATCAAGCGGTGGCATCTTCTATCTACCACCAAAAGAAGGCACAAACGAATAAGTATTCCAACAAGAGACCTAGGATTCTGGCAATTACCAAAGCCAATCAAAGGCAAAGAAAAAGAGTGGCACACAATAGTACGTGTTACCGCAAAGATACCTTGGGGGTATGTCCTAGCTCCAGACAATGATAGGCTTCTGATACCTGTCCGTCTGGAGCTTGAAGCATTAGATCTAGCAAAGAGACACCTCAAGCAGTATAGTTATCGTGCAGTAGCACAATGGCTGAGTAAAGAAACAGGTCGCTATATATCTCATATGGGACTAAAGAAGAGAATCGAAGTTGAGCAAAGACGTAGAAAAGCATCTGCTATTAAACGCAAGCTTGCCAAGTGGCTCGAAGAAACCCTTGAGGAAATCGAAAAGCTCGAAACCCAAGGAGTCGGTGCATACAGAGATTCCAGTACAGGCAGTTGAACAAATAGAAACTACTAGAGATACTGTTCCAGCACAGGCTGTTGCTCCTGCATATGATGAGGAGTTAGCACAAGATATAGTGTTTAAGCCTAACCCTGGCCCCCAGACCTCGTTTCTGAGTTCATCAGAGAGAGAAGTACTATATGGCGGCGCAGCTGGTGGAGGTAAATCGTATGCCATGTTGGCTGACCCTCTACATGGACTAAATGACCCTAACTTCTCAGGGCTACTTGTACGGCATACTACAGAAGAACTTAGAGAATTAATACAGAAGAGTCAAGAATTATATCCTAAAGCTATACCAGGAATCAAATGGTCAGAGCGTAAGTCACAGTGGACTTCACCTAAGGGTGGTAGACTTTGGATGTCTTACTTGGATAAAGACACAGACGTTACAAGATACCAAGGACAGGCGTTTAACTGGATAGGCTTCGACGAACTTACACAATGGTCAAGTCCTTACGCTTGGGATTACATGAGATCACGTTTACGTAGCTCAGCAAAGAACTTAGGTTTGTACATGAGAGCTACTACCAACCCAGGTGGCAGCGGTCACCAGTGGGTTAAGAAAATGTTTATTGATCCTGGTCCGTCTAACGAGCCTTTCTGGGCTACTAATGTTGAAACAGGTGATACTATTACGTATCCTGTGGGACACAGTAAAGCTGGACAGCCTTTGTTCAAACGTAGGTTTATACCTGCATCACTATTTGATAACCCTTATCTTTCTGAGGCAGGTGACTATGAAGCGATGCTATTGTCACTACCAGAGCACCAAAGAAAACAACTCTTAGAAGGTAACTGGGATATTAACGATGGAGCAGCTTTCCCAGAGTTCGACAGAACCAAGCATGTTATTGACGCTTTTGAAGTTCCCGAAAGCTGGGCTAAGTTTAGAGCTTGTGACTACGGCTACGGATCTTATACAGGAGTTATCTGGTTTGCTGTCGCACCCGATGAGCAGCTCATTGCTTACAGAGAGTTATATTGTTCTAAGGTTACAGCTACAGATTTAGCTGATATGATTTTAGACTTAGAGAAAAAAGATGGTGGTATGAGATACGGGGTGCTAGACTCTTCTTTGTGGCACAACCGAGGCGACACGGGACCATCACTAGCTGAGCAAATGATTATGAAGGGTTGCCGTTGGCGGCCTTCGGATCGGTCTAGGGGTTCGCGTGTCGCAGGTAAAAACGAAATACATAGGCGGTTACAAGTCGATGAGTTTACTGAGAAGCCTAGATTAGTATTTATGAATAACTGCACAAACACTATAGCGCAGATACCAAGTATTCCTTTGGATAAAAGAAATCCAGAAGATGTAGACACTCACGCAGAGGATCACTTATATGATGCTTTACGTTATGGTGTTATGACACGTCCACGCAGCAGCATTTGGGACTTTAACCCAGCAACACAACGCACAGGCTTTCAAGCTAGTGACACAACATTCGGGTATTAATAAATGGCAGAACAAGAAGAAATGTTTGAAACAGATGAAGTCGTAGCTGCAGAAGACAGTACGGATAAACTCTTTGAGCAAAAAGATAGTGTAGTAGCTTTTGTACAAGATCGCTACAGACGAGCAGAAGATGCTAGACATTCAGACGAACAGCGCTGGTTAAAAGCATATCGTAACTATCGTGGTATATACGGTACAGATGTTTCTTTTACAGATACTGAGAAGTCTCGCGTGTTTGTTAAAGTTACCAAGACTAAGACTCTTGCTGCCTACGGACAGATTGTAGATGTACTATTTGGTAACAACAAGTTCCCACTATCTGTTAATCCTTCTGTATTACCTGATGGTGTAGCAGAAGCAGTACATATTAATATAGACCCTAAAGCTCAAGCGGCAGGTGATGCACTCAAACCCGTAACTGAAGATAAAGCTTCTGGCTCTTACCTTCTTAATGGTGATACTACACTAAAACCTGGCGAGACCCTTATGGACTTACAGGCACGAATGGGTGGTTTAAACAGTAAGTTAGAAGCTGTATCAGATAAGATTATTGAGGGTGATGGTACTACACCATCTACTGTATCCTTCCACCCAGCTATGATCTCAGCTAAGAAGATGGAAAAGAAAATCCATGACCAACTGCAAGAATCAGGTGCATCTACACACTTACGCTCTATGGCGTTTGAGATGGCATTACTCGGCACAGGTGTTATGAAGGGTCCTTTTGCTGTAGATAAAGAATACCCTAACTGGAATGATGATGGCGAATATGATCCATTAGTTAAGACAGTACCAGAATGTAGCCATGTTTCATCTTGGGATTTCTACCCAGACCCAGAAGCTAAGTCTATGAATGATGCAGAATATACTGTTGAACGTCATAAGATGTCCCGTACACAATTACGTTCTTTACGTAGTCGTCCTTACTTCATGTCTGATTCAGTTCAGATGGCTGTAGATAAAGGCCCTGACTATGTACAGAAGTATTGGGAAATGACTATGGAGGATGATGATACACAACCAACCTCTGAGCGTTGGGAAGTATTAGAGTTCTGGGGTTATGTAGACATAGAGATTCTTGAAGAACATGGAGTTAAAATACCCAGCGAGTTGAAAAACTTAGATGAGGTTAACTGTAATGTTTGGATATGTAATGGTGAAGTACTACGTTTTGTACTAAACCCATTTAAACCTACACGTATTCCTTACTATGCTGTTCCTTACGAGCATAACCCTTACAGTTTCTTTGGCGTAGGTATTGCTGAGAACATGGATGATACACAGACATTAATGAATGGCTTTATGCGTATGGCTATTGACAATGCTGCCTTATCTGGTAATCTGATTATAGAAGTAGATGAGACCAATCTAACGCCTGGACAAGACTTATCTGTATACCCAGGCAAGGTCTTCCGCAGAGCTGGGGGTGCACCAGGACAAGCCATCTTTGGTACTAAGTTCCCAAACGTTGCACAAGAAAATATGCAACTCTTTGATAAGGCGCGAGTACTAGCAGATGAAAGTACTGGCTTCCCTAGCTTTGCTCATGGTCAAACAGGTGTATCAGGCGTTGGGCGTACAGCATCAGGTATTAGTATGCTTATGTCTGCTGCTAACGGTTCTATCCGTACAGTAGTTAAAAACGTTGATGACTATTTACTACGCCCACTAGGTAAAGCATTCTTCTCTTTCAACATGCAGTTTGACTTTGATGAACAAATACGGGGTGATTTAGAAGTACATGCATCAGGTACTGAAAGCTTAATGGCTAACGAAGTAAGATCCCAGCGCTTAATGCAGTTCTTACAAGTTGCACAGAATCCAGTACTAGCGCCTTTTGCTAAGATGGATTATATTATACGAGAAATTGCTAAGTCTATGGATCTTGATCCTGACAAGGTTACTAACTCTATGGCTGACGCTGCTATACAAGCTGAGATCCTCAAAGGCTTCCAGCAACCAGCACAACCTCCAGAAGCACCTGAGGGTGTACCAGCACCTAATGGAGGCCAACAAGCGCCACAGACACCTCAGGGAGGCGTACAGGACACATCAGGCGGTGGCGGTGGTCAGATAGGTATGGGTACAGCACCAGTTCCAGGCGAGCAAGGATTCAGTGGTAATGTCGCTT